GTGAAGGTACGGCGAACGCCCAGGGGGCCGGTGGAGGCGCTGTTCCCGCTGCGGCCGGACTGTGTGCGGCCGGTGGCGAAGGGGGGGGAGCTGCTGGGCTATGTGTACGAGACGGACGGCGGGAAGATGCCCTATTTGCCTGAAGAGATAATCGACGTGAAGTACCCAAACCCGCTGGATGTGTTGGAGGGGTTGGGGCGCGGGCGGTCGCCGCTGATGGCTGCGGCCTACGTCGGCGACGTGGACAATGCGACCACAAAGTTCCTGAAGCAGTTCTTCGACAACGCGGTGGTGCCGTTCGGCCTGCTGAAGTCGAAGCAGAAGTTGGTGGACAGCGAAGTCAACCGCATCAGGGCCAGGATCAGGGCGCAGTACGGGGGCATGAGCCACTGGGGCGACGTGATGATCCTGGATGCGGATGCGGAGTACCAGCGGCTTGGGCTGTCGATGCAGGAGTTGGGCTTCGAGGGGCTGGACGCGCGCAACGAGGCCCGGATCTGCTCGGTGCTGAAGGTGCCGCCCATTCTGGTGGGGGCGAAGGTTGGGCTGGACCGGTCGACGTTTGCCAACTATGGCGAGGCCCGCAAGTCGTTCTGGGAAGACACGATGGTGCCGCTTTACCTGCGCTTCGAGAACCAGTTGAACCTGCAACTGGCTGAGCCTGACTTCCCAGGGGCGTGGCTGCGCTATGACTTCAGCAATGCGCCGGCGATGCGAGAGGATGCGACGGCGAAGTGGGAGACGGCGGTGCGGGCGTTCCTGGGCGGGGTGGCCACCAGGAACGAGGCGCGGTCGCTGGCCGGGCTGCCGCCGACGGACGCGGCGCAGGATGGGTTTCGGGCGACGGAGGAGCAGCAGATCGGAGTCCCCGCGATTACGCAGACGCCGGCGAGCGTGGCTCGGTCAGGCCCCTCCGGGGGGCTGCGCACAGACCGGTCACAGCAAGAGCAAGGGGAGGGAGAGGACGAGGAGGAGGGTGGTGGGAAGGCCGGAAGCCCTTTTGGTTGGGGTGGAGGGGCTATCCATAATGGGGATTATTCGACGGGTTCAGGACTGTCAGTCCTCGGAAGGACTGACAGTCCCGACGAGGATGGCGACAACGCTGAGCGGGTTGAGTTGGAGCGCAAGGCGACGCGGCGGATCGGCGATGCGCTGGGCGCGCAGTGGGATGCGATCCGGCCGGAGAGTGACGAGGATGTGGCGCTGATGGAGACGAGGCTGGCGGAGGCGTCGAAGGGTCTGCGGGATGCGGTGTATCAGGCGCTGCGGCCGGCGGCGCTGCTGGGTGTGTCGGCGGCGCGGCGGGCGGTGGGTCTCGATACGGCTGCGGCAGCCTACTCGACCAGCGGAGATGCTGCGGCAGCCTACTCGACCAGCGGAGGCGCTGCGGCAGCCTACTCGACCAGCGGAGGCGCTGCGGCAGCCTACTCGACCAGCGGAGGCGCTGCGGCAGCCTACTCGACCAGCGGAGGCGAGGGGAAGCCGGGCGGGATTGGGATTGACTGGACGCTGGTGGCGACGTATGTGTTGGAGTGGCTGGATGGCTACGCATTTGAGCTGATCCGGGATTTGGATCAGACGACGCGGGACACGCTGCGGGGCGCGATCCAGCGCTGGGCGCAGAATGGGCTGCCGTTGGCGGACCTGATTGACGAGCTGGTGACGCTGGGGATCTGGAGTCGGGAGCGGGCTGAGTTGATCGCTTCGACGGAGATCACCAGGGCGTATGCCCAGGGCCAGATCAGAGCGTGGCAGCAGACGGGTGTGGTGCGCTCGATGCGCTGGAACACGGCGAACGACGAACGGGTGTGTCCGATCTGCGGGCCGCTGGGTGGGCTGGAGATCGGCGAGGACGGGGCGATCCCCGGCAGTATTGGCCAACAGTTGGCTGGCGGGATTGTGACGGAGCTGGGCAGCCCGTTCCTCCACCCGGGCGGCGGTGGCCGGGCCGGGCGGTTCGAGGGCCGGACGTATGAGGCGCCGCCGGCGCATCCGCGCTGCCGGTGTTGGGTGACGGCGGCATGAGCGACGCGTACGTGCGGATCGAGGGTTTGGACGAGTTGATTGCGGCTGTGGGCCGGCTGGAGTCGCTGCAGGTGCTGCGTGACACGATGGAGACGGCGGTGGAGCGGGTGCGGACGCAGATCGCCGTCTACCCTCCGCCACCCAGTGGCTATCGGATGGTGTGGAAGAGTGAGAAGCAGCGGCGCTGGTTTTTTGCGGCGCTGCGCGAGGGCCGGATCAGTGTGCCATATCGACGGACGGGGACGCTGGGACGGCGCTGGACGACGGAGGTCAGCCGGCAGGGCGATGACCTGGTTGGCAAGGTGGGCAACGTCACGGCCTATGGACCGTTTGTGCAGTCGGTGGACGGGCAGGCGGCGATCCATCGGGGCCGCTGGCGGACGGATGAGCAAGTGGCGCGGCTGATGGAGCCGTCGATCCAGGCGCTGTTCGAGGCGCGGATCCAGGCGGCGATGCCGTGATCGTCGGACGGGATCGGACGAGTAGGACGGGTTGGACGGAGCGCGATGTTTTGCGCGCGAACGTTGGTGAGTGAGGTGTGATGATGCCGAGTTTACAGGCGCCGGTGGCTTACCGGACGAAGAGTGCGACGATCAGCAGCACGGCGGTGGCGATCAGCGCGGCGGGGTGGTCGTGGACGGCGGGTGATCTGGCGGCGGCGGACCGGGCGGTGATTACGGCGCACGGCCAGCCGGCGGTGGTGACGTGGGACGGGACGACGCCGACGGCGACGCTGGGGATGCACATCGCCGCGGCGGCGACGGTGGTGATCAGCGGCAACAAGAACGTGCAGGCGGTGCAGTTGATCCGCCAGGGCGGCTCGGACGCAACGGTGAGTGTGACGTTGGAGAAGTATAGCTAGGCGGACTGGCTCGGTCGGAGACCGGCCAGAGCAGGAACTCGGACGGTTCGGACGATTCGGACGAGTGAGACGGATCGGACGGAGCCGGATGGCGCTGGAGGGTATTATGGAGCGGAAGGCTGGGCACGAGTGGAAAGAGATTGTAGACCGGGTGGTGACGGGGTTCTCGTCGATCTTCGGGAACGTGGACGACGGGGGCGACGTGATCGAGCCGGGGGCGTACCGGAAGACCCTGGCGGAGCGGGGCGGCCGGCTGCGCTGGCTGTGGCAGCATGACGCTGGCCAGCCGCCCATCGCGCGGATTGTGGAGATCCGGGAGGCGGAGCGGGACGAGCTGCCGGCGGAGCTGCTGAGCCAGTTCCCGGAGGCGAGCGGGGGTCTGCTTGTGAGGCGGGAGTACCTGGACACGCCGCGCGGCAACGAGGTGCTGGCGGGTCTGCGGGCCGGGGCCATCGGCGAGATGAGCATCGGCTATGATGCGATCCAGGCGGAGTTTCCGCAGGGCCTGCAGGTGGCGGGCCGGCCGGTGCGGCGGCGGCTGAAGGAGATCAGGCTGTGGGAGTGCTCGGACGTGCTATGGGGCATGAACGCGGCAACAACAAACCTGAAGGCGCTGGAGCGGAAGGCGGTGGCGGAGTGGCTGGAGAGCCGGATCCACCTGAACTTCACGGAGATCGCCGACGATCTGTACGGCAATGGCCTGCTGACGCGCGAGGAGCGGATTGCGTTGTCGGGTCTGATCGGCGATGCGCTGGAGGCGTTCAACGCGGGCATGACGGCGAGCGATGTGCTCCAGGATGTGCGCCGGCGGGGACGCTGGGAGGAGCCGGCGGAGATGCCGGCGCCGCCTCCGGCGATGACGGCTGAGATGGAGCTGGCAATGCGGCGGCGCCGGGTGGAGTTGATGACCCGGGCGCTGGGCGCTGTCGGATAACTGCGAGTCGCCGCACGCGCGGCGCCTGGCCGCTCTCTCCCACTACCTGGCGGTGTTGGTCGAGGGCACCAGGGGCGGCGGGCCGTGGCGCTCGGAGGGTTGGGCATAAGGAGCGTTATGGGGCCTTGTGCTGGGAGGTTGGACGGATTGGACGGGATCGGACGGAGCGGACGAGGTTGGACGGGCCGGACGATGTGACAACGGGAGGCGCGGCGCTGGGAGGCGCGGCGCGAAGAGGGATGCTTCGGCGGACCTCAGCATGACACTGACGAGGTGACAACGATGGACTACAAGGCGATGTACGACGAGAGCCGGCGGCTGGTGGAACAGGCGCGGGGGCTGCTCGAGGAGTACAAGGACAAGGAGATGCCGGGGGACGTGGCTGAGCAGTTCGACCGGCTGATGGAGGAGAGCGACGCGGCCAAGACGCGGGCGGATCGCCTGAAGGCGGTGGTGGCGCGGGACGCGGAGCTGAAGACGGTGGCCGCTGCGGGCGGAACGGCGAGCTTCGAGGGCTTCGAGGAGTACGAGGAGACGCTGCCGGAGCCGCTGCGCAAGGCTGCGGCGCGGCTGGCTGCGCCGGAGAACACGCTGGGCCGCGCGGATAACGCGGCGCAGGTGAAGGCGGTGGCGGAGCAGCTCTACCCGGCGAAGATCTACGGGGTGAGCGGCTATGAGGAGCTGCGCTGGAAGCATTGGCAGGCGTTCGGCAAGTGGGTCCGGGGCGGATCGAGCGCGCTGGACAGCACGGAGCGCAAGATCGCGTTCGGCGGCCGGATCATCCTGACGGGCAAGCAGATCGCCACGGCGCTGCGCGGCGGCTTCGGCCCGGCGCAGTTGAAGGACCTGGTGGAGGGCAGCGACACGGCGGGCGGTTTCCTGGTGCCGGAGGACTTCCGGGCGGAGATCATCCGGGGGCTGCCGGATGCGGTGGTGATGCGGCCGCGGGCGCGCGTTGTGCAGACGAGCCGTGACGTGGTGAAGGCGCCGAAGGTGACGGGGAACGGCAACAGCTACAGCTCGGCCGTGCGCCTGACCTGGGGGCCGGAGACGCCGGCCTCGACGAGTCACGAGACCGACCCGACGTTCGGGCAGGTGGCGATCCCGGTGCACACGGCGATGGCGAGCACGCAGCTCAGCCTGGACCTGATGGAGGATGCGGCTATCGACGTGGCAGGCCTGCTGCGCGAGCTGTACACCGAGGCGTTTGCCCTGGGCGAGGACGATGAGTTCTTGACGGGCGACGGCAACGGCAAGCCGCAGGGGATCACCCAGGCGGCGGCCGCGGCTGTGATCACGGCGGTGAACACGGGCGACGCCAACCTGCTGACGGCGGACGGCCTGCTGGATCTCCAGTACGCGCTGCCTCCGCAGTACTGGCCGAACGCGGTGTTCTGCATGAACGCGACGTCGGCGGGGCGGGCGATCCGCAAGATGAAGGACGGCAACGGCGACTATCTGTGGCAGCGCGGCCTGGCGGCCGGCCAGCCGGATATGTTGCTGGGCAAGCCGGTGGCCTACAGCGCCTTCATGGCGGACGTGGCGGCGAGCGCGTATCCGGTGTGGTACGGCGATCCCCGGTTCTACTGGATCGTCGACCGGGTGGGCATGACGCTGCAGCGGCTGGCGGAGATGTACGCCGAGCAGAATATGGTCGGCTTTGTGGCGCGGAAGCGGGTCGGCGGCCAGGTTGTGCTGCCGGCGGCTTTCCGGGCGCAGTATGTGAGTGCATAGCTTGGCTGGGCCTGGTCTCGGACGGATCGGATGGATTAGACGGGATGGACGGGATCGGGCCCGGTCTGACGATGCTTGAGAGACCGAGGAGAGTAGTGAGATGAACAACATCTTGGCGAAGAATGTGAAGGTAGCGCTGGGATCGGCCAAGCCGGAGACGGCGATGTCTGGGGTGGCGGCTTACCCGGCGAGCGGCTCGTTTGTGGATGTGTCGGGCTTCGAGTATGTCCACATCCTGGCCCACCTGGGGACGCTGCACGCGAGCGACACGCCGACGCTGGAGCCGAAGTGCTCTGATGCGGCCAACGGGACGCTGGACCGGATCGACGCGACGTTGGTGCACACGTGCGACGTGACGAACGATGACGGCCAGTTCGTGGTGTGGACGATCCAGGTGGACACGCTGCCGGCGGATCACCATTTCCTGGCGGTGGCGACGGGCGGGACGCTGACCAACGGCTCGTACATCGACGTGATCTTCCTGCTGGCTGGCGCGCGGGAGATGCCGGTGACGCAGGCGGCTGCGCTGCCGAGCGCGCATGTGTACGAGTGGGCTGGCTGAGCGGGCTGAGTGTGGCCTGCCTGGTTGCCTGGTTGACTGGGTGATTGGTTGATTGGGTGACTGGTTGATTGGGTGACTGGGCAGGCCACTGTGCTGTGAGACGAGGTGTTAGATGAGCTACCAACCGGATAACTACAAGGAGCAGGGCGGCGCGTCCTGGGTGGTGGGGGGCACGTTGACGGCGGCGACGCTGACGGCGACGACGCTGACGGCGGCGACGCTGGACACGGACAACTTCACCTACCCGGCGGACGTGGCGGTGACTGCTGTGGCAACGACTGGCGCAGCGATTGCTGACGCCGGCCTGTTGCAGTTCGTGACCGTGACCAGCGACAACGCGGACAAGATCGTGATTTTGCCGACGCCAACGCCGGGAACGATTGTGATCCTGCGCAACGGGGCGACGGGCTACGAGCTGCGGTCGAGCGCGCCGGGGACGGTGGCGATCAACGGCGGCACGGGTGCGAACGCGGAGAGCGCGATTGCGGCGAACACGATGGTGATCGCGATCTGCACGAGTGCGACGACGTGGCAGGCGATTGGCCTGGCTGGGACGACGCTGGCGGCTGTGGAGGCTGCGGCGTGAGTGTGGAGCGGCGGGCTGTTGGCTGGCGTGGCTGGCCAGCGGCCCGCTGCGAAGGTTGGGGATAATGGGTGTTATGCTTAGGACTGTCCGGTGGACAGTTAAGAGACGTTAGCAGAAGGAACTTGAAACATGAATTACACAATCCTGAGTTTCGAGATAGCGCAACCCGCCTACGCTGGTATGACGGACGCGGAGATCGTTGCGGCGCTGAACGCTCCTGGCGCAGCGAGGCGGCGGCGGGTGCCGATTGCCGAGTTACAGGCGCTGGCGATGGAGAGCGGCGTCTATACGGCGCTGCGCGTGGTGGTTGGCAATGCTCAGGCACCTGCTGAGTTGCGGGCTGTGGCGCAGACGGTGCTTGATCTGGCTAACGCTCGGTTTGCGGACGTGGACATGGACAACGCCAGCGCGGTGCAGATGTTCGGCGCGCTGCAACAGGCGGGCGTGATGACGCCACAGCAGGCCGCTGCGATTGACGCGCTGGCGACGGTGCCGGGGGTATCGCGTGCGCAGGTGCTAGGGCTGGAGAGCGTGACTGGGGCCGATGTGGCTGTAGCGCGCAACTGGCAGGATTACGAGCAGTTGGTGCAACGGGTACAGGCTGGCGCGGCGATTGCGGCGGGCTGGCTGTATCAGCAGCGCGACGCGGGTGCGGCTGCGCCTGAGTGGTCGGCGGTGCTGGAGCGCATCTAATGGCGAC